GGGGGGAGTCCGGACAGATCCAAAAGATCTGTCGCGGAGAAGGCCGGAACCAGCCTAAATCACATTACTGTGACTTAGCGCCGCCTGTGAAAGCGGTTCCCCACCCAGGCACCCATTAAGAGGTGCCTGGGCCGCAGCCGGATGTCTAACATCTGGATGCACAATGGCGTGACGATGCGTGCCACAATATTAATTGTAGCATAGATGTCTCACAAGATACCCAAGTTGATGATTCTCTGACTAGCTTTTCTTTCTTGACTAGGTCCCCCCCTGGAGAGAGATAGCTGACAAGATGTAATTCGCAACTATTGATTGAACCTTCCTCATCCTCACAAAGGTAGTGAGCTTGAGATATGTATTGTAACACAATCTATTTGATTCTTGTTTATCCCCTCGTGGCTTACCTAGCCGTAGAGGCGCATGTGACTTGAAACTTTACCATTGAGTCTCATCATCCAGATGAAAGAGCTTAGTGCGTATTGTTCGGTCGGCATTAACTGCCTTTGAATCGTGATAGATGGTCTTTGGGCTTGGCGAGAGCCAAAGACGAATTTGTATGTGAGTCCTTGGGAATTATAACCCCGTCGACGACTTCAAGAATCTCCTGTTTGGAACGGAAATCCTTGATTTCACGGTTGAAAAGTGCCATAAGTTTTGCACGTTTCTCGATGTGTTCTAATCCTAACTGGATGGTGGCGCAGTATGCATCAACATCTGGTGAGAAAAGACCAACGGATCGACCGTTAATGAAGACGAAAGGGAAACTGTCATTTTTGTAATCACTGGTACTAAATTTGGATCGTTCAGTTTGAATAATCGCGGAATCAAGCGCAAGAACTCGTATAAAAGCGAAGTCTGATGCTCGATTACTGAGACACTCAAATAGAGATCCTTGAACCGATGTCACCGATCCATCCGTGAGGAGGGGTTGGAGCGAAGGATCATAGATAAAGTCTTGGAATGGTCGGTATTCAAAACCGATACCAGTCCTTGATCCGAGAATGACGTAATTTACAGAAAGATTCCCAAGGAAAATGTAAATATCCACATTCAGTAGAACTGAATTAGGACAGAGCTGCCCAAATCGGTGAATCAACACCTCATTGGATATAGGTCCAGGAACAAATATTTCCTTGACAACTGGCGTGATCCAATTCAATCTATCAGCAAGCTGATTGATACGAGTTGGTACATCTTGTGAGAAGCAATGACCATAGAGCGCGAGCTTCATGGAGAAATGCAACTTACCATAGACGTAATCCGCATCGGTTGCAAGAGCTGTATCTAGTTTCGCAAAAAATGCGCCTTGGGCGGTCTCATTGAGATCACCAAGGAAAGACGAGAAAAACAGATTTGTACCTTTGTTTTTGTAGACCCACCTACCTGGAGTATTTACAGACCAGGAACGGGAACCATCAAGTTCAGAAATTTGTTCTGATGTGATTCCTGTGTAGTGAGATAGGGCAGCGGGATCGGGCATGTGCCCCACAGTCAAGATACCAGTCTTGGTAGATCCACGAGCTGGAACATAAGAAAGAATCATCTCTTCGATCTGATTCTCTTCATGTAAGCTATTGTAGATCGCAGCCATTGGCAATAGACTAGGTTCAATCCAAAAGCCTCGGACAACAGTAGTACCGTCGTCTTTACTGAGACAATTGCTGTGACTTGAGTTAGAAATCACTTTGTATTCTGACCAACCATTAAGCACGATAACATCCTTTGAAGGATATGTACGTGACTTTAGGCGAGTAGATTGGAATGTACCTTTCACTGTCTTGATTGCCGAGACAGGTTTCATAGAAAGATTGAATGGGAGTGGTCCAATTGAGTTCATAGGGAGATCAAGTGTCTTATGATTTCCTTTCTTTTCCAAAAGGACTCCCATCGAGAGAGCATCAACCACACTTTTAATAGCGCGGGAGATGACAGGACTATGTCCTTTCTCTTCGATGAATTCGGGAACTCTCACATCAATCTTCCTAGACGTGGAGATCCGGTGGGCATGGTGCTTCTGACGATTGTCAGTGAGCATGTGAAACTTCTTCTGCATTGAGATGTGGAGAATAATTTCAAGGTTTTGATATAAAATCAAGTATGGGATTCCTGTGATTCCAGGGACTGTACATCGAGATAACGATAAGAGTGATCTATTCGTCTCCCGTGCAGTCTCTAGGCATTCTAGAACACACCGTTCCTTAGCTCCACATTGAAGTGGGATTTGGGAGATTAATATCAAGACCCCATGCCGGCATACCGGATATTTTTTACACCATCACATCTTCCCCTTCTTCTTCCTTCAAGGACTGAAATTTCAGTGTTTGACCTAGATTTTTCATCATAGGATAGAGAACAGAACCTGCAAATTGGTTCAGTCGCCATCCTGGTGATTTTTTCGGGTAGTACAAATACGGAAAATCGGACTGCATCGAAGCAGCCATGTATTGAGTCATCCAGAGATCAGCCATTGCGATCTCATCAGGACCAATATTTTCAGATTCCTCTTCAAGAGAAAGGGCAACATTCATACGACGGACATTTTCGAGTTTATCGAGAAGACTACGTGGCCACTGAGGGACCCGGATTACTCCAGATCCTCTATCAGAGTACGGCTCATCACGAATTCCTTTCAGAATAGGGATGTGTCTAACAGGTAACTCGGGTGGATCGATGGTAGGACGCGAAACATAACGGACTGAGCGTAAAAGCTCAATTTTTTCATCCGTCATGGGTTTTAATTTTCTAAAACCACTCGAGCGCACTAGTGCATAGACAACGCCTGATTTCTTCAAAGAAAGATAATCAGAAGGGTACATTGCATAATTCATCGATTGAAGTAGAGCAGACCATTGGCTACTAACTTCTTCCAAGCCGTCGTTTCTTACAGTGTCGACTACTGGTTCCATCTTCATATCCCCAATGAAGGTTTTAAAGGTCTGATCTAAAAACTTATCAGTTTTGAAGATCCCTTTACCTTCGCGTACAGATACATAGTACGCTAAATAAGGATTTGATAGGAAATGAGAGGCCATGCGACGCTGGTCAAGTGATATTTTAGGGTCAACGCCTGGGGGGATGGTTAAACCAAAACCACCCAGATGCCGTGGAAGATACCAATTAGGGAAGAATTTTCGATTCCCAACTTGGATCAAACCTTGAGGCATTCCAATTGATTTCAAATGGAGCTTCATGATAGTCGGGATCCAAGGCGAAAGCCATGGCGAACGACCAATCATTTGGTTGACACCTTGTACCAAAGCATCAGGTGTATCCGGATCCTCCTCAGGTGTATTGGTGAGGAAGCGCTGGTTCAAATATGAAAATGGAACCACACGGAGACCGTCATGCGTCTTGACAATATTGAATGTTTGTGAATTTATCATGCAGAAATCACGGGAGACATAATTCTTACCTCGCGAAGGGATCAAGCCAATTGAATTAGCTTGATCTTGCCATAAGCGGAAAAAATACTCATCTGTTAAGAAGAGTTTGTCATCACCGTTAACAACTGCATTATGGATTGATCGCTTCAAAACAGAGAAGTAATTATCTTTTCTCATATAAATCTTCTCATCACCCCAACCAACATGAATTAGTGAATCGTTAGGAACTTTAGAAAAAGTTTCCTTCATGATTTCCATCGTGTGGAAGAGGAGAGAGAGATTAATGACACAGAGAGAGAAAAATGACATGAGATGCCCCATAGGACTTTTGTCGATCCCAAGGGAGACAAAATCACCCAACAGGGTGTTCTCTTGTACTAACTTTTTATCTTTCTGCTCCTCCTTGTCGAGTTTTCGTTTTTCGACGCGAGGGTAAAGATTGTAATTGGCACTCATTGATGCTAATGTCATGCGGAGACCATAGAGAACCTCACGGTAATCATGGAACAAATCCTGAGACAAATCAGAGAGAGCCTTCTCCAAAGAAGAGTAAAGCGATAACACTGTATCGGAAGATAATTGATCAGTAGCGGCTTCGTAATCAACGGATGCATAACGAAAGTACCCAAATAGGTGCTCGCGTGAATCATCACCAGATGAGAAGACAGCTTTAGTCAATCTTTCTACTAATGGAGTAGCATCATCATCTCTCATAGAGGAATGACGGCAATTTTTCCAAGCAGATAGAAAGAATCCTTGTACAGGTTGGAGAGCGATATTCTGAGCTCCACGGTTAATTCCAAGCATACGGAACTTTGAAGGTTCAGGTAATGCGAGGATACGACTATAGAGATGAGGAACACCGTTTTCCCAATCGACATGTAATGTACCGGCGGCCCTTTTAAGACGATCATCGCCAAAAATTTTAGCAATTTCGTCAGGTCCGGAATAAGAGAAGGGTTATTGATTTCCTTCGCTTAAACGTGAGATGTAGCCAACACTCACACGGTACATGTTAGGGTTGCGTGATTGGTATTGATCAAGATCTAGGGTAGAGATTTCTTCAAATTTGTCACCTAATCCATAGAAAAAGCACTGGTGCTGCTGAACAACAGCAGACTTCCAAGTGCAGTATTCATCAAGAAGGGTAAGAAGGCCCGTTTTCGTGTTAAGGCCACCACCTTTTCTCCTTGAAGGATTGAAGGGAGGAACGCCGGCAGAGAGTCCAAGATTCAGTTGAGTAAACTCAGCTGTAGCTCTTGTTGTGACTGTCAATTTTGTAGGACCTGAGATATTATCTCTAGTCTTCAAACGACTTTCCATATACTTGAGGACAATATCCAAACCAACTCGACTAAGCGTAGCTTTGTACGAATCAGAAGGACTTTTCTCCACACGCGAATATCGTTCAGAATGTAGACGGAATGCCTGGGCCCTCTTAGAAGGACCTAATCCTGGCCAAGCTTGCTTTGATCCTTTTTGAAGGGAATAAACAAGCGATCGGTCACGATGCACGAGTCTTGAACAGACGAAACGATTTATGATACCAAAAAACAACTTATCACTAGAAGAGATCCAAGACGGACGGGGGACTTTTTCGATGTTTCCAACAACTTTAGAGAGTAGAGAATCCAAAAAATATTTTGAATAGGATTGCTCACTATCGTTATCATCGGAGACAGAGTAAAGTCGCTGCCAGGTCTGGGATGCACTTCGGACAAGTCGGTCGAACCTAATCGGAGCACGAGGTTTCTGTTGTGACAAGTCACTACATTGAGCCAACATGCGAGTTAGAATCGGACGCAACAGGGTAATCACGATTTCTAAACAGTCTTGCAGCTTTTGAGCCTGCTTACTATTTAGAGGTGAGGGATTCACATATCCCTCTAGTCGACAGTATGAAATTTCTCTTTCTTTATCTAACGAATAAGAAAGGTGGGTTTTCATTCCATCGACTAACCGAACGATCAGTGATTCGGGGCATGAAATATTCATGCTCTCTTTACCCGAAAAAACAATCGTAGCAGCTGCCGCTCGCTGCCATCCGGCCGCGGGTTGTCTTCCTTTTGTTTGTGACATAAGGAAGGCTACGGGACACTAAAGAAGTTTATGTGTCCAGGATCGAGCGTAACAACGCGCAGTATTAGTTATGAAAAGTAACAATAC